GCCTCTAGAGGATTTGATAATAATAAAATAGATATACCAACAAAACAACTAAGAGTTGTTTCCTGTTTTGGCAACAAAGACAACATTTCAGCCTGCCATCATTTGAAAAAAAGTAAAAATTCAGATTACCACTTTTGTAGTGGTTGTGGGTGTGGAGACAAAAACAATACTTGGCTATTAAAAAAGGATGGGGAGTATTCAAAATTGGACTACCCAGTTTTAAATTGTCCTTTAAAAATGCCTGGATTTACAAACTACGATCCAAATTATGTTGTAAAAGAAAATAAAGACAGAAGAGAAAAAATAGAAAATATGTCTTTTGAAGATTTAAAGTTAATTCAGATTACTGTTAATTCTGACCCGATAAAGGAGCATGATATTAATATTTTAAAGAATATGCTTAAAAATTCATAAATATTTTTATCATGGCCATAAACTCACGACAAGATTTTATAGATTATTGCTTCAGGGCTTTAGGTGCCCCTGTTGTTCAAATCAACGTAGATCCACAACAAGCGGAAGATCGTTTAGATGAAGCATTGGAATATATGTATGATAGACACTTTGATTTTAATCAAAGGGCTATTTACATATACCAGATAACTCAAAACGACATTGCAAGAAAATATTTTGATACTACAACCTTTGGGCCTGCTTTGGGTGCACAAATAGTCACAGATAGCACAACGGGACTAACTGGTTACTGGCCAGAAGCAACTGACATAAGAACAATTTCAAAAGTTTATAGAGCATCAAACGTAGTTGGTGACTATATGTTCGATTTAAGATATCAAATGACATTGTTTGATTTCTTTGGTTTGTATTTTAATCAATCTGGGTTTTCTTCTGCTCCAATGGCAGCATATATGGAAGGTATGAGTTATATCAAACTCATAAACGACGTTTTCAATTATCCGGCTTCATATACATATACAAAAACCACGAATAGATTATTTTTAGATACTGATGCAAGTAAATATATTGACGGCTCTTATCTTTTTGTGGAAGCATATGTTAAAATCAATCCAAATGAATATCCATTGGTTTGGAATGATCGTGTGTTTAGATTATACTACACGGCCCTTTTAAAGAGACAATGGGCACAAAATTTGATGAAGTTTGCAAATGTTCCTCTTCCGGGTGGTGCATCCTTGAATGCCCCTGCAATGATGCAAGAGGCAACTGCAGAATTAGAAAAGATAGAAAATACATTGTTGAGAACACAAGAACTACCAGTTGATCCAATGATAGGATAATAATGGCAATAAATCCATACATTACCAGATATAAGGGTGAACAAGATCTAGTAGAAGGCGTAACCATCGAAATAATAAAGGCAACTGGAATGGATTGCCTTTATATACCTAGACAATATCTATCAATAGATAAGTTATTTGGAGAAGATCCTGGTTCTTCTTTCAGTACATCTTACACTATCGAAATGTATTTGGCAAATTTTAAAGGATTTGATGGCACAGATATCATAACGCAGTTTGGTATTGAAATTAAAGATAAAGTTGTTCTTATTCTTGCAAGAAAAAGATTTACAGAAGAAGTAACGACATTTGATCCAACTATAATAAGACCAAGAGAAGGAGACTTGATATATTTTCCTTTATCCAAATCTTTATTTGAAATAAACTTTGTTGAACACGAAAATCCAATGTATCCATTGGGTAAATTGTATTCTTATCAAATAACAGCAGAATTGTTCACCTACAGTTACGAGACAATTCAAACAAACAATTCTACCGTAAACGATGTCATGAACACTACAAGAGGATTGTCTGGCTCTGGTATAATACCATTGAATAATGTTCTTGGAACAACTGCTGGTATAAACGAAGTCTTGCAACAAGAAGCAGCGGGATTTACTTTTGATGAAAACAATCCTTTTGCGGTTGAAGATTGCTAATAAGAGGTAAAAATGTACGGCACTGATTACAACAAAAACTTAAGAAAATTGGTGGTTGCATTTGGAACCCTTTTTAGTGATATTCATGTCAAGCATGAAAACTCCACTGTTGGTGGCTCTGATCTTGATATCCGAGTTCCAATTACATACGCATCTCAAGAAAAGTTTATTCAGAGATACTTAAATCCTTCTTCCATAACAGATGGTGTTCGTATTGAAAATCAATTGCCAAGATTGAGTTATATAATGAACGCCATATCGCCAGACCCAAATAGAAGAAGAAATAGAAATACACCATTAAAATTTGGTACTTCTACTAATGGAGTCTGTAACAACTCAACAAATATGGTCTTTAGTGAAGTGCCCGTAAATGTTGGATTTACATTGTTTGTATATACAAGACATATAGATGATTCATTACAAATAATAGAACAAATAATGCCGTTGTTTAATCCAACACATGTCATAAACATGAATTTTACTGATTACATCACTAATATTGCAATACCAATAACGATGGTATCCAATAACATCAGTGATAAATATGACGGCGATCTTACTAATAGAAGAGTGAATATATCTACATTTAATTTTATGGCAAAGTCGTTTATATTTGCAAGTTCGGAAGCAGTCTCTCAAATCAGCACGATTGGGCTTACTGCTGGAATAGATTTAGATTTAACATAATGAATAAAAATTTAGCCAATTTTTTTAATGTCCCGTTGAATGATTCAAAAGAAACAAAAGCCATTGCAGGTGGTACTTTTGATTCTAGTAATTTTCAAAAGGATTATGAAAAGGCTCAACAGAACATAAAGGATCTGATCGGGAACGGAAATATAGCTCTTGAAAGTGCATTGAAGGTGGCAACCGAATCAGATTCACCAAGAGCATTTGAAGTTGTTGCCATACTGTTAAAAACAATGGCTGACCTGAATAATAATATGATGGACATTCATAAAAAGGCCAAAGACACAACTTCAAGCAAAACTGAAATAAAGCAAACAAACAATTCTGTATTTGTCGGTTCAACCAAAGATCTGCAAAATTTATTGAACAAGGAAAGAAGCACGGAAAAAGAAGTTGTGGAAGCAGAGGTAGTGAAAGATGAGCCAAAACAATAATCAGCAGGGCTATCGTAATAATCCAAAATTAAAACCCCCCGGCGTAGAGTTACAATATACAGAAGAGCAACTTAAAGAATATGTTAAGTGCGCCAACGATCCTGTTTATTTTATTCAAAAATATGTGAAGGTTAAAACTCTTGATAAAGGTATCATGCCTTTCGAGTTGTATGATTACCAACAAAAATTTGTAAGTGCAATTCACAAGAATAGATTCGTAATTTCCAAATGGCCGCGTCAATCTGGTAAGTCAACTTCGGTTATTGGATATATTTGCCATTACATAACATTCAATCAAAGCGTTAGCGTAGCCATTCTAGCCAACAGACTTAAGACAGCAAAGGATGAATTGTATTCCAAGTTGCAATTGGCGTATGAGAACCTACCTCACTTCTTGCAGCAGGGGGTCGTAGAATGGAATAAGACGTCTTTGAAACTGGAAAACGGGTCCAGAGTCATCTGTGACGCAACATCGTCCTCAGCCATTCGTGGTGGCTCTTTTAACTTCCTATTGCTGGACGAATACGCATTCTTGCCGTCACACGTAGCAGAAGAATTCTATTCATCGACATATCCCACCATTTCGGCTGGTACAACCACAAAACTTGTTATTGTATCTACACCAAATGGAATGAACCATTTCCACAAACTTTGGGTTGATTCCAATAGAGCTGAAGGCCACAAATTAAAAAATAAATTTGTGCCAGTAGAAGTATCTTGGAGAGATGTTCCAATTACACCCGGTGGTCCAAAAAGAGATGATGTATGGGCAGCAGAACAGATAGCAAACACCAGTCCAGAACAATTTGAACAAGAATATGGTTGTAGTTTCTTGGGCTCTTCAAATACATTGATTTCTTCTACAAAATTAAATGTATTGGCTCCAGAAGAGTATCTATCTGAAGATGCCGAAGGATTGAGAATTTTTGCCGAACCTCAGAAAGACAAAATATATTTTTTACAGGCTGATGTATCAAGAGGACAGGGATCCGACTATTCGGCGTTTACTGTAATAGAAGGAACGGAATCACCTTATAAAATTGTTGCAACATACAGAAATAATACAATAAGTCCTTTTAATTTTCCTCAATCAATAAAAAAGGTAGGAGAATTGTACAACAATGCTTATGTATTGGTTGAAACAAACGACATAGGTGGTCAGGTGTCAAGTATTCTTTATAACGATCTTAACTATGAAAATTTGTTAATGACCCGTATTGCAGGAAGAAAAGGTCAGATGCTTTCTCAGGGATTTGCAACAGGAAAAAGTGAGATGGGATTAAGAACAACAGCACAAACAAAAAAATTAGGTTGTGCCATATTAAAAAGGCTTGTCGAAGAAGATAAAATCCTCATAAACGACGAAAGAATAATTCAGGAACTAATGGCGTTTGTTTCAAAATCAAACACATATAAGGCAGAAGAAGGCCAAAATGATGATTTAGTGATGACTTTGGTCTTTTTTGCGTGGCTAACCAGACAAGAATACTATTCTGACTTGATTGAAACTGCCAAAATGAACTATGAAGAGGCCAAAAAGCCAGAAGATGACAATGTTTTATTCATGTATGGTCAAGACGATGATGAAAATGAAAAATTTTCTGATGGTTCTGCAGTATGGTACCCTGTATAAAAAATCTAAATAATACAGAATAAAGGTACAAAAATATGGCAATTTCCTTAAGCTCTTTTACTAACCCAAACTCATACACCAAAGAAACTAGAGGAACACAATTAATAGCAGGTTTTTTGGCGGGGTCTAGTTTTAATATTGGGGCTACATATTCTGGAAACACAATAACAGCCGACCCGGGTGGTATGTTTGGTTGGTTAGTATATTCAAGATATTTCAAACAATCGCCAGCAAAGGGGGGAACATCCGATTCTTACATCGTTTATACTACCCCAAATGATCTTGTAAACGATTTAAATGCTTTAGGTGGGTGTTCTGGGTCTTTGTTAGCAAGAACTACCGGCGATACGTTTGGTTTCTTTTTAAATAATGGAAACAACACTGTTTCTGGTTTGACTAATGGAAACAATTTTTTATTGGCAGTAAATTATTTGGCATATGGTGGTTCGTTGGTAGTAACCGGCAGCACTGCGGGGTTTGACAATTATAAAACAGCCACTGGAAAAAATATTGATGTACTTATGGGCACCTGTGCAACAACCTCTCTAGCACAATGGTTGATTACCAACCCATATACAACAGGAGTATTTGCATCTCAATTAAATGGTGCTGGATACACTGCTGCAAATTTTGATTCTTTGTTTGGATCGGCTTCCTACGTAGTCTTTGGTGATTCTCCAACAGTTGCAGACAGAGTATTTAATGTTTATGGTCAAAAAACCGTAAGCAATTTTAATACAAGTTCACTTCTTGGAAGTTCTACAATAACATACACACAAACTGCAGTTCCTGACGTCTGTGGTTTCTTTGCAAGAGCAAAAGATAGAAATGAATTGTATTTAACTGTAGCCGGTATCGATAGATCTACAGTTTTGAATGGTAGTGTAGATAACACTGTTGCTTGGTCTGATGCTACTCTAAAAACAATTCTAAAGAACAATAGAGTAAATTATTTCTTAAGTTATAATCCAAAATTCTTAGGTCAAGACTTAGTAGGGGCTACTGCAGCCACAACAGATGTAACTGTAAATGAAAGAGTTGGTCCTGCTCAAATGAAAGCAGCGATGAATAGAGATATTACAAACATTGGTTTGAAATATCTGTATGACATCAATAATGAAGCCACAAGAACTTTGGTTACTAATGAAATATTAGCATATTTACAACAGTACACTACATTTATAGATACAACTCAAACACAAGTAGTTTGTGATTCTTCAAATAATACTGATAATGCAACTACATTAAATATACTAGTGTCTGTAACACCAAGACTTGGAGTAACATCATTTGTTATCAATGTAAATCTAAGTTCAACCTAATATAAAAACTAATGGCAAACAATTCACTAAACCAATTTAAAACCGCCTTTAAAGGCGGATCAAGAGCAAATAGATTCGTTGTGAATTCTGCTTTTCCTGCTGGCATACCAAATGCGGCTCAAGCATTTAACAGAGGTAGATTTACTATATCGTCAGCATCTTTACCAAAAGCAGACATAGGTGTAGTTGGCGTTCCTTTTAGAGGAAGAATGGCATATTATGCTGGAGATAGACAATACAGTGTATGGCCTATAACAATCTATGATGACAATAATAATTTGTTATGGAAATCTTTTCACACATGGAAAGAATTGATGGATGGGCACGTAACACACAAAGTCAGTAACAATGATTTTTCTTATGCATCGTTGCAAACCGATTGGACAATTGAACAATTGGACAATAATGGTAATACAATTCGTCACATAAGATTGCATCGTTGTTGGCCAAGTGAAGTGGGTGGTATAAATTTTGACATGGGATCTTCTGAAACTGTGACATTTCAAGTAACATTGACTTTTGATCATATAAGTTTTATTACTGGAGTATAAAATGGCACAAACATCACTCAATCAATTTAAAACAGATTTTCTTGGAGGAACAAGACAAAACCGTTTTGAGATTCAGGGTGTTATTCCATATTCTGGTGGCGCTTTATCATCATTCCACGTCAGATCATCTTTGATACCAACTCTACAAACAAGCACAATTGTGTACGATTACATGGGAAGAAAATCATTTTTTCCAGGTGAAAAAATGTATTCAACATGGTCAGTTGCAGTGTTAGACGACCCCTTTTCAGGCGCAAATAATTTGTGGCAAAAATTTCAATCTTGGCAAAATAGAATAAACAATCATTTTACAAACGTATCAGATATTTCTGCACAACAATCAACCGAACCTTCGTATAAAGCATTTGGTTGGCGTATAAATCAACTTGACTTAAACGGAAATATCATAAAAACTTTTATGTTAAATGGTTGCTGGCCACGATCAGTAAATGAAATTAGTTTCAACATGGGTCGTCCAAATGTGTTAAATACTTTTAACGTAGTGTTTGTGTTTGATACTGTACAAATATTCGATAGAACTGTTCAAATTACAAATACTAACATAACATAATGTGAAAAAGGATACATAATGGATCTACCTCTTTTTGGATTTCAATTCGGTAAAAAGAAAACAGCAAAAGAAGAAAAAAAAGATAACTTAATTCAAAGTTTTGCTGCTCCTGAAATTTTTGATGGAACAGTTACTGTTGATGCTGGTGGTTTCTTTGGAACAGCACTAGACTATGCTGCAAATTTGAGAGATGAAGGTGCTTCTGTAATTCAATACAGAAACATGTCAATATATCCAGAAATAGATAATGCAATTGATGAAATTGTAAATGCTTCTATTGTTCAGGGAACTGATAGAAAGCCCGTAAAAATTGATCTAAAAGATCTTCCATTAGCAGAACCAATAAAATTAAAAATATACAGAGAGTTTGATAACATCATTCATATGTTGGATTTTAATTCCAAATCATATGAAATTTTTAGAAGATGGTATATTGATTCAAAAATATTTTACAATGTGATAATAGATAAAGACCAGCCAGCAGAGGGAATCAAAGAGATTCTACCCATCGATCCTTTAAAGATTAAAAAGGTAAGAAAGGTAGAAAAACAAAACGAAAAAGCCGGAAATCAACAAGTTTCATTTATTAAAAAGATTGAAGAATATTATCTATACACGAACACGGACAAAGAAAGTTACATGATAACAGGTCCAAGCGGCCTGCATTTGTCTGTAGACAGCGTTGTTTATGTTCCTTCTGGTATTGTAGATCTCAATACAAAGCGTGTATTGGGGTACCTACATAAGGCTATTCGTCCTTTGAACATGTTGAGACAACTAGAAGATGCTCTTCTAGTTTACCGCATAGCCCGCGCGCCTGAGCGTAGAATCTTTTATGTAGACGTAGGTCAATTGCCAAAGCAAAAGGCCGAACAGTACATGAGAGACATGATGAGCCGTTTCCGCAACAAACTCATCTACAATCAAGCAACAGGTGAAGTTCGCGATGAACGCAATCACTTGAGTGTTCTAGAAGATTACTGGTTACCACGGCGTGAAGGTTCAAGAGGAACTGAAATCACTACTCTTCCTGGCGGACAAGCAATGTCCCAAATTGAAGACGTAGATTACTTCAAGAAGAAGTTGTATGGTGCATTGAATGTTCCTTTAAGTCGTCTTGCCTCAGATCAGACTGGATTTAATCTCGGTCAATCCGTACAA